ATCGTTGAACATCGGAGCGGCGAAGTGGAGGCGCTTTTCTGCTATGGCCGCGTATTCTGCGTTAATCTCGATCCCGACGAACCCAAACCCCTCGCATATGGCGGCCAAGCCTGTGCTTCCTGAGCCGGTGAACGGATCAAGAATGACGCCACCGGGAGGGGTCACTAGGCGGCAGAGATACCGCATCAACGCGATGGGTTTGACCGTGGGGTGAATGTTTCCTTCGCCGCGCTCAGACTTGCTAGTTTTAGCACAATAAAAGAATCGTGCAGCCGATCCTGAGTCACCACGCGGAAAAGTATCGGGACGTGGCCCAAAATCTCCATAAGTGTTAATTGAAGGTCTTTCTCCGTTCTTCTCTCCTACAAATCCCTGTTGGCCTGTTGCGTCAGGAAACATGCTCACAACTTCATCGCTTCCATCGTGGATCAGGTTGGCGGGCCAGCGGCCCTTTTGCTCTGGCCTCTCGAATTCATCTCGCTCACCGTCGTGTTGTGTTCCGCCTGCAAGAGCGCCTGATTTTGCTGTGCATTTTCCTTGGGGCGTTGCGCTGGCTCTGTCCGCCTCAGAATCGTACTCTACCCGGCACCCATCTATGTTGATCGCTCCTGTGCCCCAACGCAACACGTTCGCTGCGACAGTTCCCTCGATAGGCTTCCGTGCCACACAGATAGGCTCATGTGCGGGCTTTAGGGCTGTGCTAAACCCCTCATACTCTTTTTTAAGTTTGCCGCATCGCGCGCAGCAGCCACTGTTGGGTAATGCTCGTCCATCCAATGCTCCAGATGAGTCGCGTAAATTTTCAGATTGCGGGGTTTGTTGTTCGCTCGGTTCAAATCGCGGTGATGCACTTCCTCCTGCGCGTTCAACGGTCGCCCCAGCATCTTCTCCGCAACCAGGATGTGCTCTAAAACATAACCGTTCTGTCGTGCTCTCGGATGATTCGGTTTGCGTATCATCACGTAACCTTTCTCCGGCTCGATGTATCTGCCCCCTTTCCAAGCAGGGTTGTTTTCCCCCGCCAATTTCGGATTCGGTCCCTTCGGGCCAAAGACACGGTTTGGTTTGTCCTTGAACTGGCACGCATGACCGCAGTATTTGTTCACGTTCCTCATCAACAAATTGGGACGCCTGTATATCGCCTTCTCGCAATGATCGCAAATCGTGTTCGGTATTCTGTTTGGCATGGGTTGATTGTACTGCATTTCCACCGCAAGCACAAAGCTCAGATCGCTTCAAATTATAAGATTTTGGCATTCCCGATGCGTAAACCCACATGATCTGGTCACGGATTTCAAACCCGGCGTCTTCGATCGCGCAGGCCATGCGGTGATAAGTGCGGGAGCCGCCGAAGCTGAGGAGATGACCTCCGGGCTTGAGAACGCGCAGGCACTCGCGCCACATTGCCGCGTCATTCGCAATGCCACTCTTGTCCCAAGCCTTCCCCATAAAACCAAGTTCGTAGGGCGGATCGGTCACGATGGCGTCGATGGAGTTCTCCGCGAGTTCAGGTAGCCTTTCAAGCACGTCACCGACAAGAACGGTCGCTTTCATCTCTTTACCACCACACTCTGACCACTGCGTCTCCAGCCTGCTTCACGTTGCAATGCATCCCCTCGTGGCCTCGCGGTGATGTTACTGATCGCATAAACGATTCCCTTAGAATCCTTGCAGGCAGACCACGAGAACGTCATAAGCCATTCGTAGTTATCTGCGTCAACGATAGCCACAAGGTTGTGTGTGAGTGGAATGTAGCGATAGGATGTATAAAGCGGCTGGACGACCGACATCCTCGGTTGGGGTTTACCTGCCATGATCTCACCTCGAATGAGATTGTGCGCACTGGCCGCGCACAACCCCATTCTATCACTATTTCTTGTCTGGAAACGAGGCAACCATAGCCTGCGTTGTAAGTAACAGCGCACTGACTGAGGCCGCATTTTGTAAGCTACACCGAACGACACGCGCCGGGTCGATAACTCCAGTCTCCACCAAATTCTCAAATCTATCGGTGGCAGCGTTCCACCCAGCCTGGCTGTCCTCCAAAGGTTTAGAGGTATCGGATTGCCGACACCAGTAAGATATTGACCACCATCTGGCGCGTCTCCTATCCACTTTGCCGCGGTTCACGTTCACGATGAAGTCAGTCTCTTCCTGGCTCATTCCGGCATTGGCGGCGATCTGGCGCGTGGGAGATTCAAGCGCAGCAAGCACGATCTGAGCACCGAGCTTCTCGTCGCCTGCCAGCATATCGATCTGAGCCTGTAGCGCGTCAGTGCATAGGAGCAGCGCCTTACCGCCGCCAGGGACGATGCCTTCCATGACAGCCGAGCGCGTGGCGCAAACAGCGTCGTCCACTCTGTCCTTGCGCTCCCGCATCTCCCCTTCTGTGACAGCCCCCACCTTGATAACTGCCACCCCGGACGCCAGCCGCGCCAGCCTCTGCTTGAGCCGCTCCCGGTCAAGGTCGTTCTCGGTCGAGTCAATCAGCGATCGCAGGAGCGTCATGCGGCTGTTCTTGCCTTCCTCGTCGCCATACCCCCCGGCAATGGTGGTAAAGCTCTGCCCCACCGTCACCCTCACGGCCCGCCCGAGGTCGTCCATGGTCACCGTAGACAGCGGCCTACCGCAGTCCTCCGTGAAGGCATAGGCACCCGTCACGAGCGCCATGTCCTCAAGCATCGCCCGGCGCAGATCCCCGAACGCCGGAGCCTTCACCGCAACCGACCGCAACACCCCAAGTTGGTTGTTGTGGATCAGCGAGATCACAAACGGTTGGTCGAAGTCTCCAGCGATGATGAGTACCGGCCTGCCGGACTGCCCCACTTGGGCCAGCACCGTGTCCAGTTCCGGCGTCATAGTGAACAGCTTGCGCTCGGTGAGCAGGATGTAGGGCTCATTGAGAACCGCTTCCAGGCGCTCGGGGTCCGTGATGAAGGGGTAAGCCAGCCAGCCGCGGTCGATCTGCATCCCCTCGACCACCTGCAGCGTGGTCTCCGCGTCCGTGGATTCCCCGATGGTGATAACGCCATCCCGGCCGACACGCTTCATGGCGTCGGCTATCAGCTCGCCGATGGAGCGGTCGCCGTTCGAGGAGATGGTGCCCACACGCACGATGGTTTCATCGTCCTGCACCGGCTGGGCAATGCTCTTGATGTGGTCTGTGACGACCGTCACAGCAGCGTCGATGCCGCGCTTGAGGGCTACTGGGTTCGCGCCGGACGCAAGGCAATCCAGACCTTTCTGGTAGATCACCTGGGCCAGCAGCGTGGCCGTGGTGGTGCCGTCACCCGCTTGGTCGCTTGTTTTGCTGGCGGCCTCGCGGATGAGGTTGGCGCCGGCGTTCTCGTAGGGGTCGGCCAGGTCGCGGACTTCCTTCGCCACAGTCACGCCGTCCTTGGTAACGACTGGCGGCCACATGGGATTGCGTTCAAGGATGACGTTGCGGCCCTTGGGCCCCAGTGTGCAGGTGACCGCATCGGCCAGCGTGTTGACGCCGCGCAGGATCGCCTGCCGGATTTCATCGCCCTTCATGATCTTTCTGCTCAATTTATTACCTCCGGTGGTCCTTCGATTAAATCCCACTCCCAATGGCAGTTGAAAGCTGATCTTGATCCTTCGGGGTCGCACTTGTAGATTCTGGTCCAGATTGTTCCATCGTCACATAGGGCCAGAAACTCGCCCTCGTACTCCGCCGTGGCCGGCGTCACCATAAGTTGAATGACTTTCCGTTTCAACCCTCTACCTCCACGAGCTTCCCGTCCAACTCTTCGAGCCGGAGCAATAAGTGTTTGACTCCCATGTGCATCACGTCGCGGCCGGCGTAGCGGGGGAACTGCACGCGGTCGCCGACTGCAACTCCAGATCCAAGAGCGAGACATCTCTCACCATTAACGTCGAGATATTCCTCGTATTTTGCCTTCGGATTCTTGGCTGCCCTTGGCCCCGCCGCCACCACAATCCCCTCGGTGGGCTTCTCTTGCTCGCTCTGGGGCTTTGCCAGGCCCGTGGTCTTCGCTGGTGTTGCGTCGGGCAGCACCAGAACGCGGTCGCCGAATGGCTCGAATTGTCTCACGGTTCAATCTCCTATCGCGGCGCGAAGCCGGATGTTATCGTCAATTTTTAGCCCCTCAGTTTCGATCGGTAATAGCTTCTCGGCCTTGAATTGGCGTATCCACAGTAAAGCGGATTCGTGCGACGGGAACTCCCGGCTGTCTAATCGTTCCCAATGGGTCCATCCCGAAGAGTACATAAAGATTGAAAATTCGATAAACCACTTCATCCCATGTTCTCCTTCATCCCCGATATGCGCAGAATCGTAAACGAGTTAGGCCCGTTGGTAATGGCTCCGCACCTGTCGCCCGTCATTCGCTCCAGCATTTTGGCGACTTCCAGAGCAAAGCGCCTGTCGTAGATGGGTGACTTCCGGAGGTCCGCTGATACAAAGTTTGGCAACCCCTTCATCTGGCACTCCTCAGTGCTTGCGCGACTTCCTCAATCGGAATCCTCTTCAAGACAGAGATACGCCCGCTACGGAGCCAAACTTCTGTACCAGCGCCGTCATCGGTGCGCTGAATTTGGTCGATTGCGTCCAGCGGAATAACAGCTTCCAACTTGCCGTTTTCGAGTGAAACTTCAAACGTATTCATTTGCTTTTGTTCCTCCACAGGCAGTTATACCCAACGAACTCACACTCAACCGACCCCGTCTCGCCGTCGCGTTGCTTCGCAATGAAAATCTCAGCTTTGTATTTCAGGGACTCGTCATCCCGATTGTAGTACCCAGGCCGGTGCAGGAACGCCACATTGTCGGCGTGCTGCTCGATCTTTCCGGACTCCGCGAGGTCCGCCAGCGTTGGCCTGGAGTCCTGATTCTTGATTGCGCCGCGCCCGACCTGGTGGTAAAGCACCAGCGGCACCTGGAGGTCCACGGCAATACCCTTGAGCGCAGACACCTTCTCCCCGATAACCTCGTCGCCGCGCATCCCCTTCTGGTAGATGCCCTCAGCGGATACACGGGATAGCTGGTCAACGAGGATCACATCCAACTCCCCCGACCGCTTCAACCGTGCAGCCTTGGCGCGAATGCTGGCCACGCTCATGCTGCTGCGCTGGTCCCAGAAGATAGGAAGCTTGCGAAACTCCTGCTCGGCGTCTTGAATGTATTGCTTTTCAACCCAGTCCATCTGGCCGCGCTGGTAACTCTTGAACGATACTCCACTCCGGCCGCACAGCATCCGTCCGATGAACGAGTGTTTGCTCTGCTCGTTGATGAATGCGGCCACGCACTTGCCGCCAACAGCCATCTTCCACGTGATGGTTCCGCAGTGCGCCGTTTTGCCCATTGAGGTCCGAGCGGCAATGATGGTCAGTTCCTCGGGATGCAGCCCGAATGTCATCTGATCGTAGTCGTCGATGCCTGTGAATATGCCAGGCTTGCGCTCCTCGAAAACATCGTTCTTGCTCAACCATTGCCCGACGGATTCAAGGTCTGACCCCTGCATCCCCGACGATTCAATGTCGGAGAGGTTCTGCATGGTGACGCTGAGCAGCTCAAGGGCCGACTCGCCCTGGTCGGCGGCGCGGGCAATGGCCATCGAACAGATGCCCATCAGCCTGCGCAGCAGGCTCTTGTCCTTGACGATCCGGATGTACTCGCCGATCACCGGGCGGCGTGGTAGACCTTCAGTGAGGCTGGCGAGGTAGGCCACGCCCCCGACGGATTCAATCTCCTTCCGCTGGTTCAGCTCGTTCGCCAGCGTCACGATGTCAACGGAACGCCTGGTCCGCATCAGGTCGGCCATGCGCAGGAAGATGCGGCGGTGGCTATCGAGCGAGAAATCGTCGCTCTGTATCTTCTCCGCGGCCTCCTCAAAGGCGGCGTTATCTAACAACACCGCCCCAAGGATGGTGACCTCGGCGTCTATGTTCGCCGGGAGTCCTGCGTCGAGTCTGAGGTCTGGAACGGTCATTGCTTACCAGACTTCTTCGGTTGCGGGCTTCGGCGCGGGCGTGTTCTTCTTGCCTTTGCCGCGCGTGTCCGTGGTCTTCTGCTTGTCCAGCGCTTCCTTGAGCGTAGCCGGGAACTGCTCGGGCACACCCAGGGACTCCCGCACGCCGTCCTCGAAGTCTGCCGGCAGTGCTGTTGCGTCGGCGCCTACCTCCTCGGTGACTGGCGCTGCGCTTTCCGCTGTCGGCTGCTCGGTCGGCCTGCCGGGCTTGAAGAACTCGTCGATATTCTCGGCTGACTGCTCTGCTGACGCCTCGGCCACAGCGGGCGGGATCACTTCAACCTTGTCCTCGAAGGGCAATTCCTCCTGCCGCTCGCTGATCGTCATGGGCCGCGTCTTGACCACCTTGCCGCTCGGATCAGTGTAAGTGACCTCACCGACGTTGGGCTGGTCGTAGGTCAACATGCAAAGCTGGTTCTCCATCTCGTAGCCGTCGTTGAGCTTGCGGGACAGGCTGCCGATCATCAACTCCACGCCCGTGCGCTTCTCCTTCACGGTAGCCTTCATCGACTTCTCTTCGTCGTCGATCGCTGCTAGGCGGTTATGGCCTTGGGCCAGTTCGCGGCCCATTTCGAGCCGCTCGTCCGCAGTGAAATCGCGGCGTAGATAAAGCGTTTCTTTCGTGAGGCGTGTTGTTGCCATGGTGCTCCTTTTCAAAATTCCGGTAACCCATCATCCGCCGGTTGATCCTTCTTTGGTGCCTTGCTCCCCTTAACCAGCATCATCGCCCGCCGCGCCCCGGCTGCCAGCTTGATACTTTGCTCCAGCCGCTTGAGCACGTCGATGCGCCCCAGTGGTATCTCGGTCTCAAGGAACGCCAACAGCGCCAGGTACTCGTCCGGCGAGAGGCTGCCCTTGCGGTCGTTGCAGTGCTTGCACGGGTACTCCAAGTTGTCCAGCCCAGCCGATCCGCCCCGGCTGAGAGGGTAGGCGTGGTCTACGGCCATGTCCGCCAGCGTCGTCACCTGGTTGCAGTACCGGCAAACCACCGCACCATCCTGGTTGCCGTTCATGGCGTTGAGCACGTGCGCGCGAAACTCGTCTTTGGTGAACGGCAAGGGCGGCTGCTTCTTGTTGCGCTCGATGCGCGTCTTCATGGCGTCGTAGCGGGAGCCGGTCAGGCGCAGGAAGTCAGACTTCGCGCGGTTCTCGAATAATGCGCCGATGCCTGCGGGCTTCATGCTCCGATCACTCGAACGTTCTCCGCCTGGGGGCCCTTCTTGCCTTTGACGATCTCGAACTCCACGGGCTGATCCTGCTTGAGTGTCTTGTAGCCGTCGGAGGCGATACCGCTGTAGTGCACAAAGATTTCGGGGCCACCGTCATCATTCGACAGAAATCCAAAACCCTTCGCGTTGCTAAACCAGACTACCTTTCCCTTTGCCATGTTCCTATCCTCGTTCCTTCGTTGAATTGTTGAGGCGCGGGCTACCGTGCCGGCCGGGTAATCCTCCATGGTAGCCTCGCGCCCTCCCGGCGGTGGCCGGAAGCTTATGTCAATACCGCGAATTTTCTTTGACTTCGACGGTGAGTTGATATTGCGCCTTCGATGCGGTGATGATCGCGCCGGTCATTCCCTCGATGAGTTGCTTCACGAGTGGAGATGTCTTCTTTGCCAGTTCCTTGCGGAGACCTTCTGCAATTGTCTCCCGGTGCTTTTCCACTTCCTCTTGGATAACCTGTTTGATCTTCGCTTTAAGGCAAGACGTGAGCGCCCACTGGAGGAAGGTTGGAGATTTGTCTTGGTAATACGAATCAGTTTGCGCGGAGCCGTCGTCTTTGACCTTCTGGTCAAGCACTTTCGAGATGCAGTTGCGCACAAGCCAATCCTGGTTGCCGAGAGCTTCAATCAAAGCCGATGAAACTTTGGCCTCAATGATAGGCTGAATCACTTCGCGCGGAATTTTGAATGTTGGATCTTGATCTGCCATTGTCTTGTCCCTTCGTTCCCGGTTGATGTTGCGGGTCGGTTACCCTTCCCGGTTATTGTGAGCGGCCTCGTGGCGTTCGCGGCTGGCCTTCACCCAGGGCCGCGCATCGTACCCGCACTCGTTGCACTCCCACCCGGTATCGAGATGGCCCAGACACATCGGGCAGCGATCCTCTGAAATGAGGATGCTGACCGAATAGTCTGACAGGTTGCGTGGATTGGTCTCTCTCGGCATCAGAGACGCTCCACTCTCGTGGTCGGCACTTCTCCGCTGCGGTCCAGCGAGAGCATGTAGAACACCCTGCCAGCTTTGGCCGGGATCTCGCGCCGGCTGTCGGACTGGAGCACGATCACCTGGTCCAACCCGGCCCCGTCCAGCGCTTGGTACAACTTCCCGCGGTTGGCGTCGAGGAAGACATCCGCCTCATCGACCACGACAAAGTTAAGCCCGCTCACCTTGGCCAGAGCCACCTGAAACGCGATCGAGAACGAATGCTTCTGCGACTTCGAGATGGTGCGGAGATTGTAGGCCTTGTCCTTGCCGGCGAACATGAGGCTGAACGCAAAGGGGTCGAACTGGAGCTTGGCCTGGAACCCCCATTTGTCGAGAACCTTGTTCATGCTGCCCTCAAATCCCCCCACGTGCTCGTTGAGGAGTTTAGCCTGTACACCCTTCAGCCCAAAGTACTCCACCAAGCGCTCCAGAAGGGCCTGCTTGGCGTCGAGCTTCTTTTTGGCCTCCATGGCCTTGGCGTATCCCTCGCGAGCACTGTCGGCCTGAATGGCTGCCGTGAGCGCGGCATTTCCCTTCTCGATGCGACCGTCGAGGTCGGCAATTTGCTTGTCGATCTCCGCCGTGTCGGGCTGGGTGTCCTCGTTGCCGGCCTCTGCCTGCTCTTTCTGGAGGTCGGCAATGTCCTTCTCGATGCCCGCAATGTGCTCGTCTACCAGAGCGAGGTTCCTCTCGGCCTGGGCGTGGTCGGCCAGAACGCGGGCGGCGCCGTCGTAGTCGCCGAGGGACTTGCGGGCGTCTTGGAGATCGCGCTCGGCCTTGAGCAACTCATCTTGCCGCTTGATGAACGGCGCAGTGATGTTCTCGAACTCCGCATCGGTCACAAGCTGGGTGCATGTCGGGCAAGTTCCGGCCTCGCCGACATCGTTCAACTTCGCCAGCGTCCGCCGGACTTCGGCCAGGGCGGCATTGTTGGCCTGAATGTCGGCCTCGATCTTCTTGCCCTTCTCAGCCGCGGCGGCCAGCTTCGTCGCTTCCGCAAAGGCTTTCTTGGACAGTTCACCCTTGGCGACATCGGCGCGCTTGGACTGCTCGGTAGCCAGCCGGACCTCCAAACCCTGAATCTTGCCGCCGATCTTGCCGCGGGCGTCGTGGGCGCGCTGCCATTTGCCGAGTTCAGTATTGCGCCCGATGGCTAACTTTGTGCGCTGCTTCTGCCGCTCTGCCAGCCGGGTACGGATGGCCTGGGCGTCGATCTCCTGGACCGCCACTGCCTCCGGCTCCCGCCATTCCTTGAGCAGCCGGTTCACCAGCTTGCGCTCGTTGTAGGCCGCTTCGTAGGCCAGCGCGATCACGTCGAAGGCTTTCATGCTCCAGTCCACGCGCAGCTCGCACTCCAGCATAGCCTTCTCTACCCAGTCCTCCCACTTTGCCGTGGCGGGCAGGATGATGCCAGCCAGGAGCTTCTTCTGCCGTGCGTCGTCCATCTCGACAAAGTACCGGCCATTGATGAGGCAGTCGAGGATCTCCCGCTTCATGGCGAGCGACGCCAGGAACTCCGAGCCCGTCCACGCTGGATCGTCGGGGTCTTTGATGATGATCGTGCGGCCGGACTTCTCGGTTACCGAGCACCGCATCTTCGCGGTGCGCGTGCCGAGCAGGGTGGTGTCCTGAATCTCGGCGGTGATGGCGCACTTGTCCTGGTCGCGCCGGATTAGGTCGCGGGAACCGCTGCCGTTGTCTTGGGTGGATGCGCTGCGGCCAGTGAAAAGCATTTCAAGGGCCTGCTCGATGCTGGACTTGCCAGCTCCGTTATCGCCACGAATGGAAACTAGCTTTTCAAATTCAAGCAGGTTGTCCGCATGAGAAAGCCAGTTATACAAATGCAAACTTTTCACAAACATACTGTCTCGCCTTTCTTGTCTGAGTAGAGTATCTCCCGATGCCAAACTGTTGCCACGACATCGTATTGAGGGTTGTTTGTTTTGCGAAGATTTATCTGAAGCGCGCCGCCCTTGCAGCTTTTGTGAGCTATCTTCACTTCCACTTTTCTGATCTCATCTCCGCGCGTAATTAAGAAGTCAAAACCGCAACCGAAGCACATCGGACGGAACACATGCCATCCCCTCAACAGTAGATCGATGACAACCTGAAGTTCTCCGACCTCTCCCTTAACCACCTTTGAAGCCCCAAGAAAGCATCCAGGCATATTTTTCTCATGGAAAGAATGATTGCATTTCACTGAGCAAAACATGTGATGGTGGGTGGTTGGAATAAACGTCTGCCCGCACTCTTTGCAATCGCGTGTAGGTGGTATTGGCTCAGGTTTACGTCTCAACGTTGCGTCAGCATTTGAGCAAGCACGAGAACAATGACGACCACGCCCTAGGCGAACTGTGGACCTGTAACGCAGCATTTCTTTTCCGCAATAAGAGCAATTGGTAACGACAGTCTTTTCGGACGGACGCGGCGGAAGACTCGATTTCGGAGGAAGTAGTTCTCGTTGCGGCAAAGCGGTGAGAGTGAGATAATCTTCTGCAAGGGGTGTCATATTCGCCCTCCTGTGGCGATGAGGCTTTGCCGGGGTTAGCGCCCCGACACCCCTATTATATCTCACTTCGCACTTGAGTTTCATGCCGTGCCTTTCCTTTCGATTGAATCCCCGGCCTGCCCGTTTTGGTTGGCTGTAGGCGGCAACCAGTACGGACGCAACGTCTGTGGGCCTTGCGACCGGCCGGGGAACTTGTTATTCCAAAAACGATTCCTTGATAGATTCGAGCATCGATTCAGGAAGATCGTCAAGGATTCTCTTCGCCCAGAACGAGTCGGGCATCTTCGCCCAGAGCGAGTCGGGCATCTTCGCCCAGAACGAGTCGGGCATCTTCGCCCAGAGCGAGTCGGGCATCTTCGCCCAGAGCGAGTCGGGCATCTTCGCCCAGAACGAGTAGGGCATATTCGCCCAGAACGAGTAGGGCATATTCGCCCAGAGCGAGTCGGGCATCTTCGCCCAGAGCGAGTAGGGCATCTTCGCCCAGAACGAGTCGGGCATCTTCGCCCAGAGCGAGTCGGGCATATTCGCCCAGAACGAGTAGGGCATCTTCGCCCAGAACGAGTAGGGCATCTTCGCCCAGAACGAGTCGGGCATCTTCGCCCAGAGCGAGTCGGGCATCTTCGCCCAGAGCGAGTCGGGCATCTTCGCCCAGAACGAGTAGGGCATATTCGCCCAGAGCGAGTCGGGCATCTTCGCCCAGAACGAGTCGGGCATATTCGCCCAGAACGAGTCGGGCATATTGGAACCACTCGACAGCTTGGCTCTTATGTCAGAGATCAATTCATCTTTCCTGCTCATCTCGGTTTTCCTTCCTGATTTGCGGAACTTGTTTGGTGCGCGGTCTGCCCTCGATCATCCAAAGCCCGGTACCATAGGCTTCTTCAACTCCACGGCAGCTATGTGTACATGACGACTACGCCCCGCCGCGCATC